ACTTCTACCTCCACTGTCTCGCGCACGTATTCGATCACCGTCACCGTCGCCGCTGGCGTCTCGACGGTCTGGATGCTCGGCTCCACTACCGTCACGGTCATGTCGTCACCTCAGCCTTGAGGATGACGTTGCCTTCCTCGAGTCGCGTCACCACGCCACCAGCAGACACCAGTTCGAGGTCGTACCGCGCACGTTTGAACGTGTACGCCGCCGTCGCCGTCGCTGAGATCAGCACCGCAATCGTGCCGGCAGCGCCGCCTAGCGTCAGCCCGGATACGTCCGTCAGGGTGGCGATCGTCTCACCGCCGATAGCCGTCTTGATCTTCATCCGCGCCGAGTAGCCGGTGATGTTCACCGCCGCGCCCGCAGAGTCCTTCCACGTAAACGTCCGCGCAAACGTCGCGCCCTGCTCGATGATGAGGTCGTACTTTGCACTCATTCAGCAGAACCTGTAATCCCGGTAGGGCCACAGAAGGAACTCGGCCCCCTGCGGCATCTCCTGCACGATCGATCCTCTCTCCGTGATCACGACGTTCTCGCGATTCGCATACAGATGGCCGAGCGTCAGTTTGATCGCTGCCTTGATGCCTTCCGGTACGTCACCTGGATCGCCATACCCCGCGACGAACCGCAACGTCACCGAGTTTGCCTGTCGAATGGGCAGCGGCCAGATCATTCCGTAGGGCAACGTCACGCGCCCCGGCGCCGCGTACGGTCCCGCCGGCGCGTCGACGAGGTAGTCGGTCGTCAGTGTCATCGTCTGCGTGGCACCGCTGCCATCGACGTACGCGAGGCTCGTCACGCTGACCAATGGAGGCAGCGGAACTTCGATGAAGGCGGGGAAGCCGTCGAGTTTCAAATCCCACGTCTGCGTGACAAATGCGCGACGGGTGAACGCTTCGGCCGCCTCGCGCGCAGCCGCGAGCAGCGACTCGATCAGCGCATCCTCGTCCGTGTTCTCGACCTTTAGATGCAACTTGGCATCGTCCAGCGTGATCGGTTCGTATGCGGGTGCGGTGACAAGCGAGAGCGCCATCAGCTACCTTCCGTCATGCTGTTTCTCCTTTGAGGAAGAGAGCGGGCTGGGGCTGTAATCCAGCCCGCTCTCGGAGGCGGGACCGCTATTCGTGTCCCGGTTGGTAGCGGCGCGATGGCCGCTCACTGATCTGCTCCGGTTCCTTCTCAGGCTCCGGTTGCTCTTGTTCTTCGACCTTCGGTTCGGCCTTCTTCTTCGGCATCACGTCAGATCCAGGTAGACGATGAAGTACTGGTTGCTGGCGTTGTTCGCGGCGTTCGCCCCCACGGTGAGGGTGTCCGCCGTGATCGTGAAGTCCGTCAACGCCCGCGCTGCGAGTGTGGCAATCGATGCCTTGCTCGCGAGCACGCCGAAGAACACGAGTTCATCGCCCACCGCGATTCCTGTGACGGTGATCGCCGGCGTGGCTTCGTCCTGCCCGTCCTTCACGACGAACTTCAGAAACGACCCTGCCAGCTTGGCCTTTGTCACTGACGCCGCGGCGAGATCGGCAGTCGCGATCTCGCCCGCCGGGAAGTCCGCCGAGGCGCCCGATGCGACGTAGACCTTTCGCTGCGCCCCGTCGATCGCCATGATCACGCGGCCCACGTCGTCCAGGTACTCCAGTACGCTTCCCGTGACGCGCGTTTGGACAGTCATCTATGCCGCCACCACCGACGCGCCATCATCCATCGGCACGTAGGTCAGAACCCATCGGAACGCGAGCGTTGCGTTGGTGTTCGCTGTAACGGCGTTGATCGTTCCGATGCCAACGACAACAGGCTTGGCACAGCCGCCGATGTTGCCGCCGACCGTGACGCCTGTGGCCTGTAGCGCTGTCGTGATCGCCGTGCCGTCAAGCGAGACGAGTACGCCAATCACTGCCGAAGCGAGTGACGCTGACGCGCCACACATGTTGTTGGCCGCGCCAACCGTGGGAACGGCTGAAAAGAGCAGGGTCGTCGCGGTAGCGTCACCAGCCGCTGTGCAGATGCCGATGAGGCTCGTCACCTGGACGAGTCCACCCGCCACCGTGAAGTAGGGCGTGCTCGTGGCCGTTGCGGGCAATACTGCCGCGTTTCGCTTGACGCGAAATCCGAATGCGATTTCTCGCATCGCTGTGTTTCGAGAGTTGCTGGGCATTGGTTCTCCTTGACAGGGAGCGGTTTAGGCTCCCTATCCGCTACACGATGATGGTCGCGTTGATGTCTTCGTCGTACCGTCCCGGTGCGCCGTCAGCGATGAACAGCACGCCACCGAGGACGGGCGAGTTGACCGGCTCTGCGGTCTGCTTCATGCGGACGAAGCCGTAGCCGCTCGCGGCCAAGTCCTTCGCGTCCACTTCGAGCAGGACGATCTTGCCGGACCCAGCCGTTGTGCTGAATCCTGCAGCGGCGCGGCGGGTAATGGCGGATTCCGTGTCGCCCGTCAGGATCTCGCGCGACCAGAAGGCGATCGCGCTGGTGTTCGTCGGAACCACGTCGTCACACGCTTCCACGGTGAGCGTCTGCGTACCTGTCGCGCCTACGCCGATGTAGATCACGAACAGTCCGCGCCCGTGTCCGCGCATCGAGTACACGTCGGACACGGGAACGGTGGCGTTGTCGAACACGTCCGCAACAGGGTCGATACCCTTCGCGAACTTCAGTCGGTGCATCATCAAAGACATTTCGGTTACTCCTTGCCGCTTTCAGGCGGACTATCGGTTGGTTGAACCCAGAACGACGAAGTTCGAGAGCGTGTCGGAACCCTTGTAGGGCGTCAGCACGGAGTTGAACTTTGGCTGACCATCGACGCGAAGCACCCAGCGGAATGCCGTCTCGTCCGTCAGGAACGCGACGTGGATTGAGCTGGCGGTTTCGACGCCGCCCTTCGAGATCGTCTTGTACGCCTGCCAGTCGGCGAAGATCACGTCGCCTGTGTCGCCGATGGCCGATGCCTGCTCGATGACGTTGACCGGGCGCCCCAACAGCGTGCCGAACGGTGATGCGGAGATGCCGCCGGGAGGTGAGAACAGCGGGATGCCGCCGACGCCCACCACGAAGCTCATCTGCTGCAACTGTGCGAGGACGGACTGGTTGACGTACCACTCCCCACGCGCCACCGAGGACGGGTGCATGCGGAAAAACATGTTCCAGATGTTCTCGGCGATCACCGTGTCAGCGGTCTGCCCGCCTTCACCCGAGATCGAGAGCGTGCCGGCCGAGTTCAGGATGCCGAGCGGCATACCGGCGCCCGTGCCGCGAATCAGCGCGTCGTCCACGAGGAACGCGAGCTCACCCATGAAACTCTTGGCGACTTCCTGCTCAAGCGCCTGCGTGTCCGCAAGCAGTTCGTCGGTGGCGTAGAACACCGCCGCGAGCTTGTTCAGGGTGAGTTCCATCTGGCGGAAGGTCGGCTTGCTGGCGGTCTTCGTGCCCGCTTCTGCGAGCCAGTAGCCCCGCACACCGCCCCACCGAGAGCCTGTCGCCCGGGAGGTCTCGTCGATGGCGTTGATCTTCAGGCCATTGGAGTTCGGGCCTACGGTGGTGTTGTCCGTCTTGCGGAACAACTGCCCCGTCTCCCAGATTCGGTTGAGGATTCCCGGCTGGAAGTCCGTCTGGACGAGGAAGCCACCCTCGGACGGGACGGCTTCGTTCGCGCCCAGCGCAGCGTTGATCTCCAGCAGGCGGGGATCGGCACGTCCGCCGGACTCGATCGAGATCTGCGAGGCCGCGATGGCCCGCATCTGCTCGCCGAGCGACTTGAAGGGCGTCGGCATGCCCTTCTCGGTGTCAGCCTTCACCGGCAGGACGGCGGTTGTCGCCTGTGCCGTGGCTGTTGCGCTCGCCTGCTCCGTGCGCCGCGTCTCCGTGGCGTTGAACTCCGCGAGGCTGATCTCCTGGTCGATGGTGGCGACTTCGGCACGAAGCGCAGCACCCTGCGCCAGTTCGTCCTCGGTCATGCGGCGGGATTCGTTCTCGGCGAGTGCGATGAGAGCAACGCCCTTGGCGACGATCCCGTCACGTTCGGCCCGCAGGCTGGTGATTCGGTCCACTGTGATTCTCCTCGTACTGGGTGTACGGGAGACAACAAAGAGAGCGCGTTCCCGCACACCGGATCGTTTCCGGTGAACAGGAATGCGCTCGATCTCGTCGTGCGTATTCGCTGCGTTGCTTCGCGCTTTGCGATCATCTCGTGATCGCTCAGTGCGAAACCGTGACTAAGGCGATAGTAAGCCTACGCGGCAGATGTTGTCAACCCGTCGCCGCCCACGCCATGCGTTCGCGCTCGATCTGGTGCTGGGCGACTGTCGCTTCTTGCTCGACGACAACGGATGACGTTTCGGCGATCTCCTCGGTCAGCCGTGCTGCTTCGGCCAAGAGTTCAGCGTCGTCAGTCATCGCCATCATCCCGCTCGGCTCCACCGACAGGCTTCCCAGCACATCCTGGATGGTCCCGATGCGGTCGATCATCCCCGCCGCGAGCGCATCCTTCGACGTGAGTACGCGCCCCTGCCCCATGCCATCGCGTACGGACGCCTGTGACACCTTTCGGCCTCGCGCGACCGACGCGACGAACTGACTGTAGTGCTGGTCGATGGTCTTCTGGATCGCGGCCTCGGCTTCGGAAGACAGCGGCTCGAACTGGTTGCCCTCGGTCTTGAACTTGCCGGCGCTGATGAACGTCACCTTCACACCTGCTGCTTCAGCCATCTTCGAGATGTCCTCGTGCATGGCGAACACGCCAATCGATCCCACGAGACTCGACGGTGTTGCGACGAACTCCGTCGCCTGAGAGCCGATCCAATACGCCGCGCTCGCTGAGAGCGAGTTGGCGATGGCGATGACCTTCTTCTGGCTCCGCGCCGCGCACACGGCGTCTGCGGCTTCCTGCGTGCCAAAGACCTCACCGCCGGGAGAGTGCATGTCGATCACGATCGTGCCAATCGAGTCGTCGGCCGCCAGTCGGCGGATGTTCGCCGCAAAGCGATCCGTCGATCCGCCGCCGTCGCCGAACAACTCGTCCATGAACGTGCTGCCCTTTTGCCTGAGCACGCCTTGCAACGGGACGACCGCCACGGCTCCCGCGCGCTGCATCGGCCGCTTGACCGCGGCTTGCGGCGTGATGCCTTCGGTAGCGGCAGAGATCGCCTGTTCCAGTGCGGAGGACTGGATCGCCCACGGGTGTTCGGCAGCGAGTTTCAGGATGTTCATGGCGACTCCTAGTGGACGGTCTGTCCGTTCTGATGTCCGATGAGAGGCACGGTGCCGACGTCCTCAGTCTGTTCGATCTCCGTCAGTTCCAGCGCGGCGAAGTGCGTCGGGCGCGGAACTCCTAGTCCCTGCTGACGCACGATCTCCTGGTAGATGGTGTTCGACTCCTGCGGCGTCGGGTCAGCCTCGGCGATGCACTCGAAGATCGGCACCATCGAGCCGTTCACCGCCTTGCCGAAGTAGAAGTATTTTCTCACGCCTCACGCCCAGTCGCTTTGAAGATCCATGCGAACTCTGGCTCTTGGGTCTTCCTCATGCCTAAACAGCGAGCGCATCCGTTGCCATGTCACGCGCCCTCCATCGCCAGCGCAGCCAATCGTTGCGCCCACTCCGGCTCCATCGTCTCGATCACCGCAACACCGTGATGCAGGATCGCCAACCGCTGCTCGTTCGAGAACTCGATCGCCGCTTCGTTCGAGATGCACATCGACCGCGCAACTTCCGCTGATCCCTCGGTGAAGAACGTCGAGAGCCACGACCGCCACCCGTCGTCGTCGTCAGCATACTTCGCCGCCGCTTTCGTCATCCGATCGCGCTGCTTGTTCAGCACCTTCGCCGCCAGGTTGTCGGCCAGCCGGCGAGGTTGTTCGTCTGTCACTACTGTTCCTTCGGCCAGAGCAAGCGCCTTCGATGCGGTGGTGTCGGGCTTCTGTGGCACCGTTCCCAACGGAACGTAGTTCGCCATCTGCAAGTAGACCTGCCCCATGCCGCCGGGGATCGGGTTCATGTTCTCGATGCCGCGCCACTCGTCGGCGTTCACGACGCCGTTCTGCCGCCAGATTTGCAGCGCCTCAGCGCGCGACTTGGAATCACCGCGCAAGAGTCCCTCGATGCGGAACTCCGCGAAGAACTTGACTTGGTCTTTCTCCGATAGGCACCGATCCCAGATCGTCTGTTCCCAGTTCACCAGACCCGGAAGAAGCGTGTCGATGACGTAGTCGATGCTCTCGTGCTCGATGTTCGAGAATGTGGCATGGTCCAGAATGCCGATCTTGTGCGGCTTCATGCGGAACCAGCGCGCTACTTCCTCGCCCTGGTACTTGCGGCTTTCGAGGAACTGCGCGTCCTCGTTCGACATGCCGATCACGGTGGCGGTGACGCCTTCTTCGAGGACGGCGGTGTTCAAGTTGCCGGCGTAGGACTCGTCGAACGACTTGCCGAGTCGCTTGGCTGCAGCTTCGGAGAGATGTCCGGGGTGCTGCAACATGACGCGC